AATATGGCAACAAGAGTTTTAAATAGCCCCGGTGTAGAAATTAGAGAAAGGGACTTAGGTTTAATCGCCCCTCCGAATGTGGGAACCAACGTATTTATCTGCGGTTACAGTTCTCAAGGTGTTACAGATGAGGTGTTGAAAATCACAACTAGAGATGAGCTATTGTCAATTTATGGAGTTCCCACAAATGCTGCGGAACGTTATTTCTATCACGGAATTAAAGAATTATTAAATTCCCCAGCAAATATCTATACTTTTAGACTTCCATATGGTGAAGGCTCTGGATCAGGATTCGGTTCTGAATACTCTGCATTAGCTTACCCAGTAAATTTTGTAAATGCCGATGCGGGCGGTGTATTATCTGCGGTTTCGACAAATTTAGATCAATTATCTGGAACGTATGTATTAGGAAACCCTGTTCACATCACTTTAACTGAAGACGAATACAACCAAGCCCAAGATGGTTCACTGTTCAATTGGTCATCATCAGGATCTACAAGAAATGCCTTATCGGCAACATCTGAGTTGGGTAAAGCGGGTGTTATCATACTAAACAAGGCACAGACTACAATCAACAGTCAATTTGAGGGATATTACGTCGCCGTAGCGGACAACAGCAATATCAACCCAGCATCCGACTTCAATGCGGTTTTGGGAGCAAAAACAGTCAGTGTTTCTTCTAAATTTACTGGTGTTGGTGCATACGATTACACCACAATTCCAAATGGCACATTAGAATTTTCACTTTCTTCTAAAAATGTTGGAGGTGTTCAAAACAGCATCTCTCAAATCTTGGAAGGATTGACAGATTACAATATTGATGGTCGTGATGACGACGATTTGTTAAATGTTGGAGTATTCAAACTCAGAAAGAGTCTATATGCTACAGAATCTTATAAATTGGATTATGTGTTAGATGGTAAAATTACAGGATCTATCGATTCTTACAGAAAACGCATCAATCCAACTGGGGGACCGCAAACATCCTTCTTCTTAGAGAATATGGATTCAACTGATAGAAATGTTGAAATTCTAGTCAACCCATATCTATCTAATAAATTTGGATCATCTGCCGTGGATGCGTCTGGACTTCCTAAAAAGAAAATCAGAGTCCTTACACAAAATCTTGCGGGTGTGTCATCAACTATATCCGGTATAGCATCTGGAGCATTCGCAACTCTTACATCAAACCTCGGATATGCTGATAATTTGTATCCAGTTGGAGCATATTCCGATGCCAAGGTAACATCTAAAGTTTTAGGGTCAATACCTAGCAAAATTGAAAGAGCATTGGAAGCGGTTAAAAACGATGAAATTTACGATATCGACGTTGTTGTTGAAGCTGGTCTTGGAACAATTTATACAATGACCAAATCACAAAATCTATCCTATTATGACGATAGTGTGACTTACAATGCCATCAGCGCATTGAGAACATCAAATGCTCTCGATGCTAATGGGGAAGATATTAGAGGAAACTACAGCACAATATTCAACACATTCGAAAACTTCTGTAATTTACCATCCAATACTGGTGGAAGAGGTGACTGTATCTTCATTGCTGACCCAATTCGTCAGATTATGATCCAAGGAAAGAATACCAAAGTTCTCTCCGATAGAACTAAGAACTTCCAAACCGACATATATTGGGCCATTAGGCATCAATTCGAGCTTGAAAATACTTCATATGCTGCTGTTTATGGTAACTGGGGTCAGACTTACGATGAATTCTTGGGTGACAAGATTTGGGTTCCTTTCTCATCTGTTGCTGGCGCAATTTATGCCAGAAACGATGCAGCAGAGTTCCCATGGTCCGCTCCAGCGGGATATACCAGAGGATTGGTAAGTGGTGGTATTGTTAATATCGCAATTACACCAAATCAAAAACAAAGAGATGAGTTGTATAAGAGCAACATCAACCCTGTTCTATTCAACCCGTCACAAGGAATTGCTGTCTTCGGTCAAAAGACCCTTAGCAGAAAACCGAGTCCGTTTGATAGAATAAATGTCAGAAGATTGTTCTTAGCTCTTGAGAGACCTACAAAGAAAGCCTCGATATTCTATGTATTTGAGCCAAATAATGAATTCACCCGAACAAGATTCCTCAACACATTAGATCCGATTTTCAAATATGCTAAGGAAAATGGTGGATTGTATGACTACTACTTGGTTTGTGACGAAAGAAACAATACCCCAGAGGTTATAGATAATAATGAAATGCACTTTGATGCCTATCTCAAGGCAACGAGGACAGCAGAATACATAATTTGCACATTTACAGCCTCGCGAACAGACGCGTCTTTTGAAGAGATTGTATAATAACTAAATAATCATATGGCAATAGACATCAACACTTTCTTTAATATAGCATCTCAGAAACAATTTTCTAGAGACTTCTTCATGCGAGTTAAACAGATTCGTGTAGTGGGAATTGATTTAAATGGAGAAGACGAACTCGTATTCGCTAGAACCGCAGCATTACCGGGTCGGGATATTGAAGATAAAACAGTCAATTTCAGTGGACAAACATTCCACTTAAATGGTAAATCGAGCTATCCGGGTTCGGATGGGTATTCTATAGAATTTTATATGGATCAAGAATTGGATCTACGTAAAAAATTGGAAAAAATATCACGAGCAAGTTTCGACAATGAGACAACCACTGGTCAGATGTGTATGCCGGGTCCAGAATCTTTCATTATATTGGATGTTTTGAAGGTTCCCTGCGGTCAAGGAAACCAAGGTGGTGAAGGTATGATCGTAACCGAAACAATTAAATTGGTTGGGGCTAATCTCAGAACAATTGGAGAAGTTCAATACAATATTGCTGATGGAACAGGCGAAATTTTAACTATTCCCACCACATGGAGCTTCCATTGGTATGAAAACTTTGCCAAATAATTAATAGCAAAAATAATCAAAATAAAATCGCAATTTTCGAGAGATTATTGCGATTTTTGTTTTGTGGATTAAATATTTTTGATGGGTGGTCCAAATATTAATGAATTTTTCTCAGCATTCTCTGGAGATAGGAGATACTTTTTAAATCTCCCCGTTCTCTGGACTGTAACTATTGATGGAATATCCACAGGAGCCATAAATAGCGTTTTGAGCGATGCTGGGGAGTCTTGGAAGGCTAAAGGCGATCCCGGATCATACACCAAATCTGGAACGATTCTGGTGGCTCAGGAGGTATCTCTTCCCAATGAATCGTCAAACTTCTCAGCGTTGGAATCTGGATCAGGAATGGGTGGATATTTGCCCGGTTATGGTATGAATGCTAGGAGCAATTTTTTAGATAGGGGAATATCTGTGAACTTTTTAGAAACCGAAGAGGACATTGAACATAATTTCTTTAGACCTTGGGCGATTGCGATTGGTATTAAAGGATTGGTGGAAAATGGTGCATCTTTAAAGGGAAATATGCAGGTTAAACAGTATAGTAATCGTGGTGAATTTATAAAAGGTTTTCAATTTAAAAAAATATTTCCAACTGCTGTTGAAGGATTTACTCTCAATTATGATTCAACTGATTTCAAGATCAAATCTGTAACATTTGGGTGTCAAAATTATGAGCAATTATAAATCAAACAAAATAACCTTTGGAGATTTGAAAAAAATCTCAGATTCTATTCATAGAAATTCTGATAATGTATTGGTGGAGTATTTAAACAATTTTGATGGAGATAATGTATTTGAAAAATTTAGAAATGTTCTAATATCGTGGAATTATGATGTTTCAAATACATTGAATATTAATTTTGATGATAAACAAACAAAAATCGCACTTTCATATATTATATTAGAAACACCAACCAAATTGGAAGGGGAGATAATTGTAGAGGAAGATTTTATGAAAATTGGACTTGACATACCGAAAAAATTTGATACTCTTGTACAAGAAACACTTCCAATATATTCATTAATACAATATATTAATATTTCTGATAAATTTTTAAATCTAATAGATATAGATGTACATGAGAAAAAGGCAATTATAGACATTTTACCGGGTAAAGTCTATAATTCTATATTACAAGCTTTATTAGAGAATAAGAGTAAAATTGTAGGCTTTAATAATCCAGTTTTGGAAAAATTTAAGTTTAATTTTTTAACAAATGATCCATATTATTTTTTGAAAAATTTATTTGATAATTTTGGTGAAGATTATTATAAAGATGTTATATTTCATTTATCTAAAAGAATAGATCCCTATATACTAATGGATAGTACACCACTGGAAATTGAATATTATATTCAAAAATATTCTGAAGAGATGAAAACAGAAAATGATGGATTGACAATTTGAGGACTTGATTTACAATGATCTCTATATAAATAAACGTTATGGAAGACAATATCAAAAATTTTCTAGAGAAAATTGAAGGAATAAGAGATAAAAAGAGTAAAGTTTTCATTTTTTCTTCTGGAAAGGAAGAAGAGGCAACACCGTTGACATTCAAACAACAGAAAGACCTCATTTCTACCATTGCTGATGGGACGATTGGATCTCTAAAATTTCAAAAAATATTAAATCGAATTGTTTTAGATAATACTTGCAATGAAGACCTAAAAACAATCGACAGATTAGCTATAATCTTAAAATTAAGATCAGAATCTCTCGGAGAAGAGGTTAAGATAGGTGAAACGAAGGTTAAACTTCAAAAATTCTTGGATAAGATTAAGAAAAAGTCTCCTATAAAATTGTCGTATACCATTGTTGGTGATATTCAGGTTATTTTAGAAATTCCATTAATAACTTACGAGAATCAAATCATTCAATCCACCATCGATGGCGTTAAAAAAGATGGAGATGAGTTAGGTAAAAATATATCAAACATTTATACATACGAGATTGTGAAATATATTAAGAGCGTTGAATTTGATGGTAATGTTATCAATTTCCCAGAGATCTCAATTAAAGATCGTGTTAAGATTGTCGATAATCTTCCAATCTCAATAAATCAAAAAATTGTCAATTATATTCAAGATATCAAAAAGATCGAAAACGAGTGGTTGACTGTTGAGGTTGGTGGTGAGAAAAAGATTCTGGATATTGATGTAAGTTTCTTCGATAGTTAAATAATAATGGATGGACCCCGTTATATTAAAACTTCTCGGTGTATTGGAACAACTTCATGAAGAGAAGGGTGTTCCAAAGGAAGAGTCGTTGGTTAATAAAAACGTCATAAAGGCGGATAATTCCACATTTGACTCTGATAAAAAGGAGAAATCTGGACTGAGTGGAAAGCAAAAGAAGAATCTGATAGAAACATTCAATTTGTTTAATCAGATGTTTTTCGATTATCAGAAAAAAATGAGAGTCGATGAGAAGGAGAAGACAAAGATTTCGCAAATGGCTGTCAAACAAGCCACTCCACCACCTCTACCACAACAAAAGACAGAAGATAAAGGATCTAGCTTAATGTCCATGATATTGGGTGGATTAACGCTTTTAGCAGGTTCTGTCGTTGGAATCGTCGCATCATTATCCGGATTTTTCGGAGATTTTGGAGGATTTGCTAAAGTTGTTGGAAAACTGGGATTTGTGGGCGCATTGAAAATTATTAGCAAAACTATTTTGAAAAGATTTTCCCTAGCTGTTTTGAAAAAGCTTCCTATAATCGGAGGAATAATTGGTTTAGGCTTTGCAGTGAAAGCCTTTATGAATGGCGATATCTTTTTAGGGATAGCTGAATTGATATCTGGTATTTTGAATTTTGTTCCAGTTGTAGGACCGATATTGTCCATCGGAGCAGATGTGTTGATAGCATTCGCACAATCCAAAGGGATGTTTGACAAAGGTGGTGCATTAAGTCCTGAAAATGGTTGGAAGACTATAAAGGGTTGGGTGTCATCTATTGGGCAAGTCATAATGGACAATGCATTATATCTACCTATAATAGGAACCTTCAAAAGATTCGGTATGGCATTTGATGCGTTTAAAACAGGAGATGTGGGTGGTGGATTGAAGCAAATTGGGTTAGGTTTGGTGACTATGTTACCCGGTGGCGGTGCCTTGATCAAAGGTATAGAGGTTTTATCTGGATGGATGTCAGCTTCAAAAGAACCACAAGGACAATTCAACACAGATACATCATGGTTGGGTAAAATGAAGCAATGGATTGTCAAAAAATTAAATGATTTGCCCGACATATTAAAAGCCCCTCTGAGATGGTTTGGTATATTGGACGATGATAATAAAGATGTCAACATTAATGGAGTTGTTCAAGGGGCGAAGGATGGTGCCAAGGGTGTTATTGGTTTCGTTGGCGGAGTTTGGGATAAAATGAAGGGACCGATGAAAGATACCATTGATAGCATCGGTGGATTTGCGTCAGATGCTTGGGAAAAGACGAAGGAATATACATCCAAGGTTTGGGATGTTGTTTCTGAGGAAGCTCCAAAAATGTGGGAATCAATTAAGAATATATCTTCCCAAGCATGGGAAAAAACCAAAGAAGCAGGTGCTTGGTTTGCTGATAGTATATCAAACATGGCCAACAAGACGAAGGATATGATTAATGAGTGGATACCGGGTATAGTTGATACTATATCTGGTATGGCGGATTCTGCGATGAGTGTATTGAAAAATATCGCGTCTAAAATTGGTGGATGGATATCCAACCTGTTTACTTCTGATGAAGAGAAAAAGTTAACAGAGGCAAAGAGCCAATTATCACAAAAAGAAGAACTTTTGAAAGGTTCGGATGATATTTTACTCACAATAGCCAACGGAACAAATACACAAAATAAATGGTTGAATGTTTTACACGAAACAGCC